AGAGAAAGCGCTTGATCATTCCGACCGTGAAACGGTCTCGCAGATCCGCGCTAAGCGTAAGGAGAAACGCGCACATGTGAGGCTGACGGAGCGCGAGAAAGTGCAATTACATTTCAACTTCAATTAAACCACAAAACAGAAAGAAATACTATGAAAAACAACACATCTAACCCATTGAGCAATTGGCTCGATGATAAATTAATCATTGTCGGATTAGACAAATCAAGCGAATCCAAGCTAAGGAGAAACCTGGAAGCGGATCTCACTAAGTCTTTTATCAAAGACGCGACTAAGAGAAAGAAGAAGGTCCTCGCCAAAGTAGAGGGGGGTGAGGGATGAATATACCTGACGAAATTTACGAATACGCCAAAAAGCATGGCATTGATTGGACACCAACGGGTGGCGGATGCGATTTCATTATCCGCACTATTGGGAAAACTGTACTTAAACTTGCTGATCCCGAAGATACGGGATGGTGTCCCGATAGTATAGATGATGAATGCGCGGTCTGTATTTTCGATACTGAACTAAGTTGGCATGGAGAAACCGCAAAAAGGTTCCCTAATTGCAGAGATGCAATTGATTGGATGGCAAAATGCGGTGACTTGGTAGCAGAAGCTAATAGTTTAATTGATAGTTTAATTAAAGAATATGAAGATCGCATGGAGAATCGAGAAAGGGATGGCGAGGAAGTGGATAATGAAGATTGGAAACTTTTGTGCGGCATCATTCAAGATAAGGAGATATCGGAACCAAGAAGAGCATGAATAAAACAATAAAGAACATTAACAGTATTCTAGATCATATCTTACACAAAGAAATGAATGGCGAGATTGACGATAAAAATGAACACTTTGAGTTGTATGCCATGCTTACAAACCTAAGAGAAAAATTACGAGAGGAAGAAACCTATGAAAGTAAAAGACTCTAAATTAGATAATGGCAAAGAGCATCTGTTTGCTGTGTTAAAAAAAGAAACCGGCACTATCAAATATGTTTATGAATACCCGCACCAAATACCATTGGCGATGGGATGCTATCTGAAGGATTTCTACAAAAAGGACAGTAAGTACAAGCTAGTGAAGTTTCGTATTACAGATGTTGAAACAATCACCCTAAAGGAGGCCAAGCAATGACTAAGCCAAACGAGTCCGGCACAATTGCACGCTTAGCGTTGGGCCTTGTCATCTTTTTGGTGATGAGGTACGCGCCCAGGGCGGTTGAAGCTTGGCAAAAGAGAAAAGATATGAAAGGAGAAATACGATGAAGTTCTTAATCAGAAACCATAAGGACCGCACACCGAGGTACGATAATCAGTATCACGGCGCATACACTCGGATATTCAATATTCTCAAGAAAGGTTCACTTGGTTTCGTTGAGGAGTTTTGGGAAGAATCCTTTACCAAGATCGAAGGTACGCAGGATTGGATATTGGAAGTTGGTGGAGATTCTCCTGACGCACACAAGTTGGAAGAAATTTTAAATATCAAGAATGTCGAAGAATATAAGGAGAAATAATCTTTAACCCCGTACCCCCTCAAAAAAGCGTTTTGTTTCGCGACATGAGTCTTTACCCTCGTGAGCGATCAAAACGCTTTTTAGGCTACTCCAGGGCAGAAATATGGCTATCTGTATCCATCTGTAGTCTACCAAGGCTTTGTTTCTTTCTTTTCGCCTAGGCTTGTACTCCAATTGCCCGTACTCTTCTCAAAACCAAGCGTGACCATGAGATCAGTCTCTCCACCACGGTTCTTGGCGATATGGCAATTGATGCGGTCCTTGGTCTCATCCACCTTGTCCTCAACTGATAGGAGAAACACGCAATCTGCATCCTGCTCGATACTCCCGGAGTCTCTCAGATCGGAGAGCATGGGCTTTCTGTTATTGATCTCGCATTGTCTTGATAATTGAGAAAGGGCGAGAACCGGAATCTGTAGCTCCATACTGATCTGTTTGAGACTGCGAGAAATGGCGGTGATCTCCTGCACGCGGGATTCGTATCCTGGAGCGGAGACTAATTGCAAATAATCAATCACCGCCAACCCCACATCTCCTTTTACTCGCTCTTGGGCGAGAAAGGCGCGGATGGAATCAAGCGTGGCCTTGTTGTCATCCTTGAAAGTGATTGGCCATCCCTGCATTCTCTTTGTGGCATCCTCTAGCTTCTTACGATGAGCGGGGAGAAGATCCCCTTTCATGCGTGGGCGGGCAACCCCGCTCTCGCGGGAGAGTAACCGCCCGGAGCATTCCGAGGCACTCATCTCCAGGGATGCGTAGCTTGCACGGTATCCCCGCTTGGCAATCTCATGAGAGAAATGCAATGCGAGTCCTGACTTCCCTACTCCAGGCCTTGCGGCTAGGACATAAAGCTTTCCCGGTTGGAATCCTCCGCTTAGACAAAAATCCAATCGTTTGAATCCTGTGCTTACTGCGGATGATTCTCCCGCATCTATGGAAAGAAACTCAGAATGTGCTTCTTTGGTGGCGGGTCCCACTTTTACCTGTCCCTTACCTGATGCTAATGCTTTGGCTACCCTGAGATTAAACTCTGAGGCGATCTCATCTGATTGTTTACCCTCCCTGAGCATATCCGTGGATACCATGAGCGCTCGTTCCACTTCGCGTCTGTTCCTCGACTCCACCAATTGATCCACATATCTCTCCACCTGTCCACCGCCATACTTCTCCGCAAGTTCAAGAGCTTCCGAGGAATACTCAGGTAGCTCAATCGCCACATCCACCTCATTCAACTCGGATCGCTGTGCGATTAAACGGAATATCGCACTGTGCGCGGGCGAGGTGAAGTCATCCTCCGTTAAACGCTCAACCGCTGTGGCGGTGGAGAGATTTGTGTCATCCCTAAGACATGCGGCTAGGACCGCCTGCTCTGATACCGAGAAATCCATCAAAACTCTTCCTCGTCCTCGTATTCAGGAATTGTGACCTCCTTGAGGATTCGTTCCTTATTTACCTGTGGAATATTCTTTTTAATCCACATTCGACATGCATTTCGAAAAGCTGCGTTCCAATCCACATAGGTAGCCCCTTTGCTCTTTGCCCAATCTCTGAACATTGCAATCGCCTGCTCATAATCAATTCCAAGTTTCTCCGTAATCCCTTTTGGAGGATCAAAGTTATCGGGGATTTTCGTACCCTTTTTCTTCTTAGACTCAGAAGGTTTAAGTGTCTTGGCGGAGCTATTTTCGCTATATTTAATATTAGAACAATTCGTAGAATTGTCGTGTACGCGCGAGGAAGTGTCTCCATGAAGACACTTGGAGTAATTTGAGAGTCCGCAAATTATGAAGTGTTTTAGTCCCTCATGATACTTAAATGTACCCTCGTCCGATACGAAGTCATTATCATCCAACCATTGATTAAATCTATACAATAGATTGCCCTTTAGCGTTACAGATGTTTTCTTTTTATCGACACACAGTTCTGTCTTTTTCTGTATTTCGTCTGTCATTATAATCCTAAAATTGTGCAAACAAGTCCTATGATAATTGTGAAAAATACGACCCCACATATGGCAAATAACATGCCTTGGGCGAATAGTTTGAACATGCTTTTTATGTAGTTCATTATGCTACTTTCTCCTTTAATTCTTCTCTTGCCGTCATGACTTTTGCATGAAGATTCTGAGGGTAATGCTTACCGATATACATACCGAACTGCTCCGGGCAGGAAACTCCATCCTTATCCATAAAGAACCTAAATCTCTCCAACTTTTCCTCTAGTTCTTCTTTTACAATACACAATGTACTCCTAGATTTCTCCCACTTTTTAGCTAGTTTATTTAGGGATACACCGTAAACCATGTTTGACATTAAAATGTCAGCCTCGATTGGCGTAAGCTGATCCATGAGAATCTGAAGAGATTCCTTTTCCTCAATTGTCAATTGCTTGGTATGTGATAGAAGTCTGTCAGTCTCTACATCCTTATAGTATGTGAGATTATTCTGACGCATCTTAAACATCTCAGGCCATTCGCTTATCACATCTACAGATATTCCTGCATCAAGGAATGCTAATTCCATCCTCTTAACCTCATTATCTGTTGGTCTGCGTTTTAAGTTTATTATCTCTCCTACTCGCGATGGTTCCATATTCATTTGCCTTGCAAGCTTCGATTGGCTCCATCTCAACTTTTGTAGCGCTTCCCATATCGCACCGTGCTTTATCTTAACTACTGCCGCTATCTTCATGACTCAATTATTGATCAGATGATGCCTCAGAATTAGAATGGCATCTGCTGTTTGTAATGTGAGTCCCTTGGTCGAGGGAAAGAACTGCTTTGCGTGATTCATGAGCGCTTTCTTACGCTTGTTTGAGGTTAGCCCACTTAGCCCACTCAGACCCTTCTGCCACTCCTGTGGACGCACCAGGACGAACGGGATCTCCAATGCTCTGAGTACGCCTTCCAAGAATCCGCATGATTTACCAAGCTTAAAACTAGTACTCGATGGAATCATCTTCCCGGCAAAGGGAGGAACATGCTCAACCACAGCCTCAATGCTTGTCACATCGGGGTGATCTTTCAGGTCCTGCATATGCTCAACAAACTCGAAGTCTTCATCGAGGGTATGCAGAGCAATCTTGTGCTGTCCTCCCCATGCAATGGCGTATCCACCACTCTTGCCGGGATCTATGCCAATTGTAAGCTTCATGCTTCCTCCTCCTCCTCGTCTCCGCAATCTTCCTCGAAGTGCAGGATGAGATCAGGATCGCTCACATTATTAAGATCCTCATTCCGCAAATGGGCGACCACTTGCTCGAGCGCCGCTTGCATCACCGTTACCGCACCGAAGAGATCAGCCTTGGCTAATTTATCACTCGCCAAAGCAAGTGCCTGTTTTGTGTTGTCCAGGTAATTCATGCTGCCTTTCCCTCCGAGTCGCGTCTCACCGCATTGGCAAAATCGGTAATATCAATCGTCCGCCTATTGCCCACGGTGACGCTGTGTAGCTCATGCTCCTCGATGATCCGGTAAACATAGGTACGACTGACCCCAAACTTATCCGCCAATTGCGAAATGTTTAGACGGTTATTCGTAATCTGCGAACCAAGATCCAAGGTTTCCACCATGTCGCTATACCCAGGCCATATGCCACTTGATTGGCAGGAGGCCCACAATTGGCAGGCTCTTTCCATGTTGGAGAATTGCTTGTTTATATCGCTCTCTTTAATGGTGTATGCGGCAGTAGCATAGGGTGCTGTCTTCTCCACCGCTATGAATACGAACTGCTTGGGTTTCTCTCCGAGTAATCGTAATGCGTGCATGTACCAACATGCCTGAAATAAGTACCCAAACTGACGCACACTCTTAGTGAATCCACGATTGGATGCATCCTGCGTGCTTTTTAAATCAATCACCACACCCGCGCCGGGGATATACAAGTCAGGTCTTACCTTACACTTGGCACCTTCCATCTCGAAGTATCCCGTGCCTTCCACTACCTTATCAATATCCGCCATGTAGTGCCGAAGAACAGGATTTTCCAATGCACTCCCCGCCATCTCTAGAATCAGATCGTAATCCGCAGGAGCGAGCCATTGCTTATCCGGTTCACTCTTCTGCATAAGTTCAAACGATTCCTTGTAGTGCTTGGTGCGTGGACCCTGCCCGTCTATCTCATTGGGCTTTACCGCAAACTCGTCATCCAATTTTTCCGGTTCCAATGTAGCGGTATGAAATCCACTCCCTATGACCAGGGCAGGACTGCTCGGCTTGGGATTATTCATATCGTGCCTTACCTTGGCGGGGCATGTGTTGATTAAGGACCACGCAGTCGAGCGAGATAACTCGCCCGACCCGTGGTACTCTGCGTTAGATATACCATCCTTTAGCATGATAAGCCTTTCAGTTGAGGATACTCACCTTCTATACCTTCAAGCATTGCACGAACTTCAGGATCACATTCCCGCCATTGCTTTACCTTCTTCACCGCATGGGTCACATTCGTATGGACTCGATCAAACTTCTCAGCCACTTCCTCCTGTGTGTTACCCATCAGATGCGAATAGAACATCGCGATCTGACGAGCTAGTGCCACATTCTTGAAACGATTACGGGAATTGATCTCATCAACCGTAGTTCCCATGTAATCCGCCACTATCTTTTTTATGTCGCTAATCGCCATCAGAATGGGTCCTCCTCTTTTGCGTTATCTTCAGGCTCAGGAGTTGGCTCCGCAAATGGATCATCCCCGGTGAATAATGCTTCGAGATTTATCTTCATCTCCTTCACCGCCGCATTGATCTCATCACTACGCTTCTTGTGCGGAATTGGAGTCAATTCATAAGATGTTTCCAAACCTTCTCCATTGCGTACAATCTTTAAGTCATACTTGCGTGGATCTCCCCACTCCTCATCCTTCGCAAGCGTGATTAACTCCTGGCGTAACTTTGCCTGAGTCAATTCAAGTATCTGTATACGCTCCTCCTCATAGTTGTATACGAGCATCGCCAAGAACTGCTTTGGCT